ACGGTCAATAATCTTACCGTATTCCTGTCCTGCGTAAGCAGAATCTCCTGATGGGAGAAGACGGAATGTTACTGGGAATGTTGATGCATTATTACGTGCTAATGAGAATTGTGACTGTTGTACAGACAAAACTCTACGAGCATAATATACACGCTCTGAATTTGGGCTTGATGTAGTTGGTCCTTGACCTACTGCAATAAGCTGACGCTCTGTTGGAGCTGCTCCAAGAGCACCTGCTTCAATTCCGAGTGTCGAACCATTAAGTGTTGTACGTCCCTGGCCGAATACAACTAGAACATTTTCTAGAGTACCTTCTGCCATTTCTGTTGCGATCATAACTTCCATTGACTCCTTGAAAAGCTTTGCTGTATCAAGAAGCTGATCTACTGTTACTGAACCGTATGATGGGTTATATGTAATTTGAAGACCGTTATTTGTGTAACCTACGTTACGGTATGCTGCTGCATCAGTTCCACCCGCTAAATTAACATCTAGTGCATTTAGTGTTGGGATATATGATGAATTTGAATTAAATGCTGGTACCTTTGTAGATACAGTTGGGACTCCAGATCTTGCTGTTCCTGGCTCCATGTTATCTACATAACCTGCTGTTGTTGAATCGTTTACTGAAAGAAACAGTGGCGATGCACCAACGAGAATATTTTTGGCATTACCTGTGTTTTGTGCCATGTTTAAAACCTCCTGTATTAAAAAAACTGTATTAAGTTGTATTATAAAAATTTTGGCTGGCTAGGCCGCTTTCCTCTGGTATAATAATAAGCCATTTTTAGACTTAAGGCAAACTAGAGGAATCTGCCAACAGAATCTGTAAACCTAGAGTATTTAACTTCAAGTATCACGTCTGCGGATAAAAATCCTTGAAGCTCTTCAGATGGGGTTGTAGCAGATATATCAGCAATAAAAATGCTATAGAATTTAAATTTATCTGATATCCCATCCCAATGATTTATATCTCTAGCGGACTCATCCATTCTCCTAAATAAATCTGTCATAAAATTTCTAATTTCTGATATCTCAGAAACATCTGTAGAATAGATTGTAAATAGAATTTGCTCACAGCATATGAGCCAGTTGTCTTCATAGGACATTCCAACCTTATCATATACTATGTGCTTCTTCCCGCTCAAGAATTGATTTAGTTCTGGTTGTTGCTGAACTGGAATAATTGGAATTATTGTGGTTCCAATATTATCGCTATAATAATTATCTTCGTCAAATATGCCTATTGTGGCAAGTGAGTCCCATAAATATTTTCTTACTTCAAGCATGGCATCTGCTTTATAGTCTACTGTCATAATGATCCTCCAAATGCTTGGCTTAATGATGCACTTGCCTGAGATCTAACTGTATTTGGTGAGAAAGAATATTGAACTCTTGATATTCCTCCTGGAACTTTTAATGCCCTTGACATCTTTGAATTAAATAATTGTTGAAAACCAGATCTTCTAATTGAATCTCCCGCTAAATTACCTCTAAAGAATCTTGAATAGGCAAGTCTGAACTGATGTGTAGCAGCCCCTCCACCAGGCTTTGAGACGGTTATAGAGCGACCTTTAGGCATAAAGACAGTGTAGCCATTAACTTCAAACACAAGCCTCTCAGCAGCCCTTGGAGAGATTGTGACGGGTATTCCATTTTCCATTATAAATGCTTTATTTGCAAACTTGTATTTCTTTGATTTTGCTGGTGAAGGAACATTTGATCTAGACATTTTAAAATCATATCCTATTTGAAATGATAGCGCATTATGATTAAATGATTTTAACTTAAATAATCTTCCTTCTGAAGATCCAATTTTATTCCATTCGTATACGTGATGCAAAGACTTGGGTTTAGTTCTTGCCTGAGAATCAATATATTCCCCAAAGTCTTTTTCTATCTGAGAGTATATTACTTCTCTAAACTTCTTTTGAAATGCAGTATTTGAACTCAATTGAGAAATTACGTTAGCCTTATAATAAATTGCAGCAGATATCTGTGCTACATTGCTATCCCTAATAATAGTATTATTTTTAGTAGGGTTAGTCATTAGCTTTTCAAGTCCGCTTGCAGCTGTCATTAATAATTGACTAGAGTCCAATTTGCTGATTCTCCGATCTCTTAAGATTTGAGCTATACCCCAAAATTTCTCCAAAAGCGTCTGTTATTGGAGTTGATCCAATTATTTCAAATACAGTCGGAGTTTCTGTAGGGTAATCTAATTCTGTCCAAATAGGTTTACCGCTTGGACCAACTATGTTTGTTACTTTAAATCTTGTATTCAGTTTGTCTGTAGTTCTAACATCAATGTATTGAGTGTTTTCATATCTATTATTAAATAATTGTCTATCTCCAGATCTAGAGGAAGATGAATTACTTATAACACCCTTAGCATAGCAATTAACAGTTTTCTCATAAGACCACTCTTTTTTAATTGCACCAGTATTTAAATCTTGTATATCTGACTGTTTATACAGGTCTAGCTTCATTGAAAATGTTGCCTCTACTATATCAAACATTTAAATTACGACCATTTGTGTTAAGACATAAGGCAATAGGATCTGATCCACATATAAATTGCCAGTTCCTACGAAAGCTCCTGTGTTATATTTAAAATTCCAATCAAATGATTGTACGCTAGCAAGATACTTCTCTCGCCACTTTCTATCTTTAGAGAAATAGTCTCTCATTAAATGTATGCATGCTTCTGTAACTTCTTGCGGAACTGTATCCCATCCATACACACCCTGAATCTTGTATACGCTTCCGCTTTTAAATACTCCGTTATAAGTGTCATTAATACTTGGTGGAACCATACCATTTGCTGTGTAAACAGTATTATCTAACATGTTTGCTCTATTAATTCTAATGCCAAAGCCGCTCTCAGATATCTGAGTATCATAGTTCCAATTATTTATATTATTAATTGTATCAACCAACAATATATCATTTTCGTATAGTTCGTGTAACTCACTAATTTTAAATGGTAGCCTTAAAGAATCTGCACCATCTCCATAAACAACATGCAAATCATTGTACAAATAAAATTGTTGTCCTGTATAACCTTCAATTGTTTTTCTAGCCCACTTTTCTGCCATAATTAATTCATGGTATGTTTTATTATTTGGGTCAGAAGGATCGGTTCCAAAATTTAGATCCTCAATTGCATCTCCTAAATCAGCATAGGGTCTTACAACATCTACTGTCGAATAGTGTTTAACTAATTCGCTTCCAATAGCATAAGTCCACTCTAGCTTAAATTTTCTTGGTCTTGTTGTAAGGGAAAATGGAAACACAACTTTATATGTTCCAAAGTCTTCTTCCATTTTAGTTGCAACTAATTGAGTTATAAGATCTCCTGGATTAATTGCAGGTGTAATGGCAGGGTCTTCAGTAATGTCATAAACTTTTGCTACAACACTACCGTCTGCATCCATAATTTCTCCAGCATAAAATATTTTTGTTTTAACTGGGAAATTACTTTCAATATAAACTTCTGCCATTTAAATAAGGTTTATTTAGCTGTAAAACTCTTGTGCTTCTCTTGGTGTCGCTAAACGGAAACCTTCCTCCATATCAAAGATTTTTTGTGCGTCTTCTTCTTTCATTGCCATAAAAGGATGTTCTTTTGTAAAAGTATATCCTAATATATCGTAACGAAAATTTGCTCTAGTCATTCTAACTAGCACATCATCCTTAGATTGTGACTTTTTAGGATCAAATCTTGGAAGAACTTCTTCCGCTTCTTCTTCTGCCTCTTCAATTTTTTCTAGCGTCTTGGCATATACTGCATAGGTAACGCCTTCTTCTGACAGGGCAGCAATAACGTCCGCCTTATTCTTTAGACCTTCTGTTTCAACTGCAAAGTCTTCTGCAATTTTCTTCAGTTCTGCAATTTTTAATGTCTCAAATGACATGTATTACTCCTTTTTCTAGGTATTCAATTATAGCATTGATGAATTTAAATGAAAAGCCCCCAAAATTAATTGGGGGCTTCTCGGTGATTAATTCTTAAATTAATTAAGAAGCAACCTTAACGTTCTTTACTACGACCCAAGCATCTGCTTGTTCGATTTGGACGCCAACACGAGTATACATTGTGTACTCAATTGAGTCCTTACGTGGCCAGAAGAAACGGTATACAGTTACATCACGCTTAACACCAATAACAACGTTATTTGGGAATGTTAAGTGTACGTCACCGTGTGAACCAGTTGCTGCTGAGTAGTCACCTGTCTGTGTTTCTGGAAGCAATGGAACTTCAACGATTGGAATACCAAATGCGTATGGAGCTACATATCCTGCTGGACCTGAGACTGGTGAAACTTCTCCACGAATAATTCCTGAAGCGATATCTTGTGGGTTAACGTTCTGGATATTCTGTGAAGTTGAGTATAAGTAATCCTGGATCAAGTTTGATCCAGCAAGGAAGCGTAGGTCTGTACGACGCTGCTTGTACTTACGTGGAAGTGCCTTAAGTGCTGAGTTAAATACTGCACGTGAAATTGCAGCTCCACCAGCATCTACTACGTGACCGTATTGCTTGGACTTCTTTACTACACCATTAAATGCCTTATAAAGTGCATCGTTTGTGAGTGCTGTGTTACCGTTAAGGATAACATCTTCGATATCGTTTCCTGCTTGTGTTGCAAGCATTCTTGCGATGTGATCTTCTAGATCTGGACCTTCAATGTTGTCTTCTAGAGACTCAGTTGAAAGTTCCCAATCTAAGCGAAGCTTCTTTGTTGTAAGAGAGATCTTTGAGAAAGTAACTGCTGCATTTGATGCAGTATCGGAACCTTCTGTGGCGAGCTTCATAAGCTTCTCGCCAACACCAATACGATCAATCTCGGTTGTGTCTGCCTTCATGCGGACTGTACGTGCGACTTTACCAATTACGGTTGCATCGAACATGTAGTCTAGAAAGCGAGCTGATTGCTCTGGATTAAGCAAACCACCATTTCCGTTTTCGGAAGCAGTGTGGATACCTTCGCCACCTGATGTGGAAGCGAATGAACCTGTTGCTGTTGTGCCAGCTGCAATATCTTTTAATAAATCATTGCTCATTTTTTATACCTACCTTAGTTAAATATTTCGTTCACGGAACCGAGGAAAGAACCGTTCCATTTGGATTTTTTGATTGTTACTTCCTGAGATCCGCCAAGATCTGAGGACTTCTTAACTGCAGTCTCTGAT